CGTCCACGTTCATCACGGACACGGCGGCGACCAGGCTTGTAAACTCCTCGTTGCAGACGCTCTATGCCATCCTGCAGAGCGTCTACGGTGAGGAGTATTTTTCAAAGCGCGGCACGCTTACGGCGAGCTCGGCCACGACCAATCTGCCTTCAGACTTCCTGAAGGTGCTGCGTCTGTTCTACATCCGCGGAACGGACGACATCGTTGAGATCAACCGCGGAGGCATCGACGACCTGGTTACGGCAGAGCGGAGCTCGCAGGCGTGGTCGTCGGTCACGCCCAAGTACAAGCTCGAGGGAGCGACCATCCGATGGCTACCAACGCCGTCCGCGTCTTGCAGCGTGGCAATTCACTACGTCTACGCACCAGCGGACCTATCCGGTGGGTCAGACACGTTCGACGCCGGACCGGGGTGGGAAGACTTCGTGGTGGCAGACGTTTGCCGTCGCATCGCTGAGCGCGAAGACAAGGACCCATCCGAGTGGCTGGCCATGCGCCAGATTGCCGAGGACCGTATCAAGGCCCAGGCTCCGCGCCACGAGACAGAGGCGCTGCAACTGCGCGATGAATATTACGGCGACATGGCGCGCCAAGGCGACCGTCAGTATCGCGACTGGCTGACGTGGGGGAGGTTCAACCCGTGAGCCGCTCGAGCGCTCTACGCAGGCCGAGGCAAGGCACCGTCTTGGACGGCATGGCCGACTACGAGCACGCCTCGCGTGGCATCGTTGTTCCGTATCACGACGTGACGGCTACGTTTGCGGCTGCCGCGACGGCAACTGTGCGGCACGGCATGGGTCGCAGGTACGATTGGGCAGCAATCAAGGGTCAGCGGACGACGAGCGGCACGGCACGCGCCGTGTTCGCGGCGACGCCGGCAGAAACGGAGGCGCAGGGTTACGACGCGACTGTATACGTTCTGCTCCTGACTGACGCTGGCGCGTCCTATACCGGAACGGTCGATGTGAGGGTCTATGCCGCTTGAGCGGCGCGAGATTGAGATCCCCTTGACCGGCGGTCAAAACACCGCGGAGGTGGCCGAGATCCAAGACATGTCCACGATGCGGCTCGCGGAGAACGTGGTGCATCGGACGAGCGGCGTTGAGAAGCGACCGCGCATCCAGCGCGTAGCCGCGGGCACGGCGCACACTGCGAACGGCACGTCTGCTCCGAACCGCATCGGCGGAATCATCACGCACGGCGACAAGTTCTTTGCGCTGCATGAGCAGCACGGCCCGATGCGCGCGGCGGACGGCGGCGAGGACCGCGGTTCGCTCGCGCCCGTGTACGCGTCGAGGACTCACACCGCGTCGCACAGCAGGCCGTTTGACCGCGTTGTCCCAGCGCGCGTGAGCCGGTCTGAGGTCGGCCCTGTGGCGGGGTCGGGGTATTCCGTTTTCGACACTGGCACGAATAGAAGCGTCATCTCCGCAACTGTGTGCGAATACGTGCCTGCGTCGCTGTCTGGCGGGTACCAGCCTAGCGTCGTGGTTCATGCGTGGCTCGAGCTCACCGAGAACTTTTCGGGGTCGGGCACGGATCAGTGTTACTTGCGGATGGTCGCCGTTGATTACTCGACCGGCGAACCCGTATGCCAGCCGATGAGCGTGGCGTGCGCGTCGTCGGTTATCCCGTCCGCGCAGGACACATTCAGTGTTCTGTCGATGTCATACGAGGAGACCAACTACAAGGGCGTCCTAATCCTGTACCCATACAGCATGACTGGCGGGGCCGTGGATTACGCTATCTCGCGGTGGGATTGGACGACGAAGGCATTCGTCGGCAGCACGACGGTTGTTGCCACGACCTACGCGACGAGTCCGCACGGCATCGACATCCAGCCGAACACGGGCATCCTCGCCAACAGCGGCGCAACGAGCTTCTTGTTGGCCTACGTTGGTGCTGGCGCGACGTACTACCCGATCGTCGAGACACGTACGATGGCCGGCGGGGTGTCGGCTACGTACACGGGCGGCGCTGCCGCCATCGGCGGCGTCGCGCTGGCTGTCGGCACAACATACCCCGGACTGTTCAGTCACGACGGCAATGTGCCGGCGAATATCTACGCCGAACGAGTGAGCGGTGCTGGTCCGGCGACACGCCTCACCGTGCGCACGTCCACGGCCAACGAAGTGTTTTCCGCCGTCACCGCGGCGCGCGACTACATGGTACAAAGCGGCGTGAGCGACACCGGGCACACCGCGTGGGTCGCGTTCAACGTGTCGTCTAGCATCGCCGGCCTGCTCGGCAACACGTTCACGGGAGTTGGTAGCGCGACCATTGACTATGCCTGCAATGTCGAGGCGTGCGCGGTGAACTTCTAGTCGAACCCGCCTACTGCGGTGACGAACGGAACGACGCGGAACACGCGCATCCCTGGGTCGCTAGCAACGCGCGCTGATGTGGTGTCTGGCCGGTGCACGTTCGGCGTGCAGGCTTGTCCGCTCACCGTGACAGAGCGGCGCCTGACTCCGACGATATGTGTCGTGCAGCCGTATTTCCCGGACGTGGCCGCGCTGAGCGACTGGGACGGGTGCCGGTATTCTATCATCGCAAGACTCGGCCACGACCGCGCAGTGCATCAGGGCGTATTCACGGCGGCAGTCATTGGTTGGCACCTACCACAGATCGCTAGGTGCGGCATCAGCGACACGTTCCGCGTGTCATACCCGGTTGACCAGATCGCTGGGCGGTCCACTACGCAGGCCAGAGGCACAGCGGTGCTGGCGAACAAGGTGCAGATGACATACTGCTCGCCAGAATACGACGAGGCGCACGGCGCGTCATGGGTCGCATCTGGCGTGTTGGCCCGGTTGGATGGGCAGACTGTAAAGGTGGCCAGCTACCAGGCGCCGCCCAGCGTCGGAGTGCACTTGCAGACGGCCACGGCGCGTGGTTGGACGGCGGATGATTACTCGGTCATCGCCGTCTACCAAACAGTGGATGCGGCCGGAAACGTCTACCGGAGCGCGCCGAGTTCTCCAGTGTCGTTCACGACGACGGGCACCGAGGAGCCGCGCTTCATCGTCACGTGGCCTTTGGACTCGAGCGCAGAGGGCAACCCGTCTGCGCGGCCAAAGGTGCAGCTGTACATCAGCACGGGTGGCTCATACTACCCGCTCGACGACGGCGCTGGCATGTGGATCGATGCGTGGTCTGAGTATTCGTGGGGCGCCGAGTTTCGTACGGACAACGGCGCCGCAATCTACACGGCGAACACAAGCGGCGCACCGCTGTATTCGTCCGGCGCGACTGACGAGGAGCTCGTTAGCGAGCCGCCGCCGTCGCTGCTTTCGATTGCAGCTGTTGGTGACAGGCTATGGGGCGTAGACGCTGAGGACCGTTCGCGCGTGTGGTTCACCAAGCCATTCAGCGCAGGCATCGCGCCCGAGTGGAATACGGTATGCACGTTGACGGTGGCCGACGAGCTCGTAGCCGTGCGGGATGTCGCCGGTGTGCCCACGCTGTTCGGCAAGTCCGGCATGTGGCAGGTGTACGGCGAGGGTCCGAACGCGCTCGGCGCGGGGTCGTTCGCGCCTCCGCGCAGGCTGCCGCATACCGTCGTCGCATACGAACCGCAAGGCGTGTGCCGCACGCTGGCCGGCGCCGCCGTCATGACGACGGGCGGCCTGGTGATGTTCGACGGCCAAGGGTTAGAGAACTTCGGGTGGCCGATCGATTCGACGTACGCAGACACCAAGCTCCAATACAGCGCGCTGACCGGCATGGCCGTCACGTTCGACGCGGCCCAGAACGAGGTTCGCGTATTTAGCGCCGGGACGGCATACGTGTTCAGTCTGGACGCGAAGAAGTGGTCGGCGTGGACGCAGGACGGACCTATCGACAACCGGGCAAAGCCGGCCGCGAATCGTTCCGGCGTGATGATGATGGCGCCGGACCAGGCAACGCCAGAAGTGTGGAAAGTCTATGAAGACTCCATCGGCACGCACAAGGTCAAGCTGACTACTCCGCATTTCAAGTTGGACGGCCTGGCAGGGTTCGGTCGTGTGTGGGAAATTTGGGTCGTGGTCCGCAACCAAGGCGTGGGCACGGGCAACTCATATCGTTCGTCGCTGCTCGTGACCCTGACATATGACTACGGCGACGCGTCTAGCACGCACACCATCGCGAACACGGACCTTGATTTAGCGGATAACAAGTCACTTGTCGTAACAAGGGTGTGGCCAACCCAGCAGAAGATGAGGGCTTTACAGGTGCAGGTTGAGGAGACCACGCCGTTTAGCGACGCGAGCGGCAGTTACGGACTCGTCCCGATCGCGTTGCGGATCGTGTACGGGGCGGACAGTGGGCGCAACAGGGGCCGCGCTGCGGCAGTGGGGTGAACCATGGCTAAGGCAGGAACACAGGGGCTGGGCGGCGGGTGGTCTCATTACGGACCGTCTGAGCGTCAGGCGAACGGCTCACCAGGTTGGTACTACGGCGGCAGCGAACAGGCGCTGAACGAACGCCGATACATGGCGCAAGATCAGATCGGCTACGGCCGGCGCAACGTTCTGCAAGGCAACAAGCTCGCGCACGAGGGGTTGTCGCAGGCGCATGGCATTGGTCAGTCTGGCCTCGGATTAATGCAGCAGGGCGGCACCGCAAACAGGGTCGGCACCAACGCGCTCGGCGCGGCTGCGTCTGACGCGGGGAGGTGGGGCGGAGATTACGCTTCAGCGAACGCAGCGCAGAACCGCGCCGCAGACATGGCGATGTCAGCAGGCGCTGGATACGGACAACAGTACGGCGCTGATCGTGCGTCCCAAGCGAGTGCGCTCACTGGGCTGAGGCAGGCCGCATCCGGCGCCGCCCCTAGCCAGGCAGAGCAAATGATGCTGGCCAACGCCAACGCGAACCAGCGGGCGCAGATGGCGCAGGCGGCGGGCCTTCGCGGCGGCAACTCGCTTGCCGGGATGCGCGCGGCTCAGGCATCCGGGACGCAAGCGGCGATGGCTGTTGGCGACCAGGCGGCGGCGTTGCGTGCGCAAGAGATGGCCGTTGCGCGAGGCCAGTTCGCGTCCCAAGCAAACGCAATGGCCGCGTCATCTCAGGCCGGCCAACAGTGGGGGGTCAACCAGGGCGGGGCGATGTCCATGGGCATGGGGCAGCAGGCCATCGGGCTCGCTGGCGCGCAGATCGGCGCCGGGTCGGCGCTCGGGTCGATAGGCAACCAAACAACCGCAATGGGTCTGGGAGCTCGACAATACGACGCTGGCGCAACCATGGGGCTCGGTCAATACCTGGCTGACCAGGGGACCGCGCGCGAGGGTGCCTATCTATCTTACCTAAGCGGAGTGGACCAGGCACAATCCAACCTAAACCTCGGCACGCCAACGAAC